AGTTTAACGGGCTAGTGTAGCGGCCTTGTGTCAGTATATATTCACCGGTTGGAATTATCGCGTAAGTCGTACCACCGCCACCCGCTTGCCTAAAAGTGATATCGCCTAACGTTGCATCGTTGGTTATTATTTTAGCGTTGTTTATTCTTGATACGGGTAAACTTAATAGAACCGGCGTTACACCATTCAAAACAACATTCATAGGCTGGATGTAAGCACCGTTTGCACGCGCTAGTGCTAACGACTTCGATTGATTCACCGGCATTAGCGGGTAAATTTACAACCGCAATGCCCATATTGGTTAAATCCCATATAATATCTTTTGATACTATATTGGCTTCGCCATCAGAAAATAAGGGCCGCACGCCATCGATTAAACCTAGAGGTAGAGCGAGCCATCAATTAACCACCCTCAATGTATTAATTTGGTCTTCTAGGATGTCGTCAAGGTTATCTTTGACAACGTCAATAATTTTGTCGTTTGCCTTGGCGTTTGGTGAGTCTAATTGTTGCGCCGGTTGTGCTGGTTGCGTCATAGCAAACTCGGCCTGAAATTCAACGAGCGGGCGCATGGCTTCAACCTTTAATTCGTTTTCGTGTTTAAGGCGTTTGATATTTTGGCTAAACTTTGTACCGGTTGTAATGCGTGCCTCGCGGGCGTTGGTACTCCATCCATCATCGACTAGTAGCTTGCTGCCCTTGGCTTGCTTGACGACATCGATGGACGGCTTGATTGATCCATACCAGTCGGTTGCAATCCAGGCACCGAACACGTCATATTGCATCGGATCGCGCCATGCCTCAAGTAATCCGGGTGACTCTATTTTTTGTGTTAACGTCTCACTCAGTAACCACTCGACATAAACCGGGTTACACATATCATCGCCAAATTCCATCCAGATACGATTGAGGTAAATTTTAAATTCATTCGTGGCGGCCTGGCTGGCCGAGTAGTTAGACGAAAACGATAACATGAGAATTTCGGGTGGCATCTCGTTACCCCACGCGATACCCTGTACAATCATTTGCTCGAACGGCCCAAAATTTACATCTGTATTGTGATTAAATCCAACCGGTTCCTCGCCATGTTGTAGCTCTTCTAGCACTAAGCCCGGAATTTGTTTGGCAATATTAAACGTTCTATCGGTGCCGGTGGGATTGCCACCGGTTACGTGTGCCTTTTCACGTCTGACCGCGCCGCCGGTTAATGGGAGTGTTCCCATTTTGTCCTCGGTCTTTTTCATAAAGATTGCGAGCGTCGAAGCAAGTGCTACCTTACGTTGTGTGCTATCGCGGTAACGGTCGATCTCTTTTAGAGACTGTAAACAGATAGACAGTAAAGGCGTGCCGCGTATATCGTCCAGGCGTTTATCGGTGCCATAGACTAACCAGCTTATACGCCGACCCGAACGCGGCCCGAAAGCGAGTACACGTTTAGACGTGCCGTCGTCTTGTGTTACCCAATGCGCAATCACGCGGTTAGTAAGGTCAAGTTCAACACCGTGCTTGATTCTATGCCCGACTTTCAAGCTACTTGATTCGCTAAATAGTGGCGTGCGCACACGTTCACCGCGAATTAGTTGCACCTTGGGTAGTAATGTCATGGGTGATTGATGCAACACAACCAGGACATCACCACCCACTAGCGCCTCGGTGCGTGCGGTTCGTTGTATTGCGCCAAACGTGGCGCGGTGGTTCCAGTCGCATAGCTTTGGATTCTTACCCCAAATCGCGTAACGATTTTCTACGTTCTCGCTCCAATCAACTAGCGAGTCCGCTGGTAAACCGATTATAGATTCGTCGGGTCTGGTTTCTGGCGTCAAACCTGTATTAATTTCGTTGGTGATCAAGCGGCGAATGATACCGCGTGCGTATAAATTTTCATTGAATAGTTGCGCCGAGCGTCGACGTAGTGTCCAATAGTCTAGTATTTCTGATTTCGTCGGCCCAAAACCACCATAGAATTTATCGCCGTCATAGAAAGTATTCGTAAAATTCGCCAAGGCATTGTAGTCTACATTTTTCAATACCTGTTTTTTGAATGGGTTTTTGATGTCGAGGCCAAACAGTTTCACCACGCAAGCCCTCCGGTGTGTGAACCGTTACCGTATAGGCGTGATTCCATTGTGGCTATACGGTTTAACAGTTTATCGAGAGATTCAGTTAGTGATTTTATGTCGAGCTTACTAACGGTCTGTTTACTTTGCCCGGTGTCCAGGGTATACGACTGCGTATTCGCTAAGCCTAAAGCCGTAAGCGCATCTTCGTACACAATGACTAACGCCTTTGCTTTGGTTATCCGCTCTAGTTGAAAAGCCGTATCCATTATTTTTACGTGCCGCGCCTTTACCCGTTGACATATTCGTTATGATTTGATCGAAGTCTAGCGATAATTACGTAAAAAGCAAGTCAATATTTTTGTACTTATGAAAAAAACGGTTGTTCGGATTCGATGTAATCCCAAAACGTAGGCCAATCGATTGTCTCTAATTCAAAATGTTGTATGCAAATAGTGTACGCTAACAACTCCATGCCTGCATTGGCGTATACAAGTAAGTCAAATTGCTCGTTGTTGGCATTGCCTAACCTATGCCAGAAATAACTTACGTTGCCATAACTATCTATTTTTTCCTTTCGTGATTCAACGGTCAATTCCTTAAGCTGTTTATCTGTCATGTCGATAGGCGCATTATAATGGTAGGGCGGTTGTTGCCCACTTTCTTCGTACCACTCGCGGCGTAATACCGGGCTTATACGGTCTTTGTAATGATCTACTACAATACGGTAGCCGACCGTGCCAAGCATAGTCTTAAACTCTGCAAACTCTTTTATGGATTGGTTTTTTGATGGTCGGTCGCGGCCTAGAATGGGATAAACGCCAGTGGCGTAGTCATCACAGAAATGTATTACCGTGTCATTTTGGTAGCCTGCATCGACTAGGGTAATGCTAACCCTGTACTTTTTCCCGTCGTCGGCTGTATATTCTTTTTCTTCTATTAGCTGGCGTAATTTACTCCATACCGGTGAGGTCAATTCGGCGGTTTCTTCTTCACCTGGCGCAAGCTCATACCGCCAATAATCTATGACAAAATGCCTAGCGTTGCGCGTCCACCCGGTAATCATTACCGCCAAGTTTTTCTTATGAACGTCAACCGTACAAATTAAAAAAAGGATAGGTGACCCACAAAATTCCATCGCATATAGGTTAGGTATTTCGCCGAACTTATAACAGGCGCGCCGGTGTCCAGATACCATTTGAAAACGCACCTTTGTACCCGACCTAATTTCAAAAGGTAAGGCTAGAACGTTGTTATAAAATTCTTGTAATAAGCTAACACTTTTTACTTTATTCGTATCCACGTCCCACGCATCAAGCCAGTCGTAGACCATTGCACTCCACGGGTACATGCCTACCGGTGAATATATGGCGGGTAGGTGATATGACCGGCGAAAAATTGACTTCGACGTTGCGGTGGCTCGCCACTCGCCGCGTGGTAACATGTACGCTTTGTCCGAGTTGATATGTGGATAGCTACACCATTCACATAGATATTTTACCGAACTTTCAATTAATGCGCCGTCGTCGTTTAGCTCCCAAACTAAACCCCAAATTCTACCGGTTTGTTTTTCAACACCTTGAAATTTTAGCACCTGCATTTTCCCGCATTGCTTGCAGGGTACATAGTATTTTCGTTTGTCGCCGCGCTCATAGCCCGCCGCTATCCTTGAATTACCCTTCAATAATGGCGTGGATATGCGGGCAATTTTTCGAGATTCGTGGAACGCCTTTGTTCTGGCCTCGGCTGATTTTAACGGATCTTCGCCTTTGCCTATAACGTTTGGGTAGGCGTCCACTTCGTCGGCCAAAAAATATTGAATCGATAACGATCTAAGTTTTGCGGCATTCAACGCGCCGAGTGGTATCAAAAAACCACCACCCACCCATTCTATACGCTTGTCCGTTTTGCCAGACTTGCGCGTGCTGATATTGTCCGAGCTTTGGATTAAATGGCTTAACCCGGAATGCTCAAGCATGGGCGTAATATAGGATTCAAGCCGCAATTTTGCGAGTTCCGCATCGGCTGTCAGCAACATACACGGCGCGCTTTTCACATGGTCAATTAGGTAGCCTATTACATTTTCCAATATGCCGACCGTCGCGCCGATCTGCGCGCCCTTCATAACATCCACTTCGCGCACCGGTGATGTTAGAGAAAAACAATCGGCTATTTCTTTCAGGTAGGGCGCGACACTGAAACTATAATAGCCTGGCATGGTGGTGACTTGTGGCGGTAGGTATCTTCTTTTTTCGGCCCACTGGCTAACGAGATACTCGGCGCGATGGTCGGTAAGCTTGGCAATCTCGGCGCGTAACCACTCCGTATCGTTGTTTTTTATTTCTAGCCATACAGGTTTGGTATTATTTGCCGTCATATTTTGCCAATTCTTCGTCTAGTTTTTCTTTAGTAGATTGAAGTATTAGTGTGTTCGCGTCGCGGTATATTTTTTCGATTTGAATAATCACATCATCACCGCCAGTCTGTACGCACGCTAGCACTTGTTGCGAAATATTCGCGGGAACGTCTGAGACTAGCCGCCTAAATGCGACATCGATAACTTGCATTAATACGCCGCTAACTCGCTCGCGCTCGATTAGTTCGCCGCGTCGTTCTTGTGTTCTTAGTTCGCGAAAGTTGTAATCTGATATCGTTTTGAGTGAGTCAACAAAACGTTTAAAACCATCCACAGAACCGTAGCGGGTTACGATCTCTTTCACGGTAAGGTCTGCCAAGTCTTCGACCGAATGGCCACCGATATGCGTTTGTTCGATGTTAAAATAACGCCGTTGGCCGTCGGTCATTGTTTCGCGTCGCGGTACTTTTTCGGCCTTTGGTTCTGGCTTAGGCTTCAACTTTGGCTTAGGCTCGTTGTATTTATTTTTCTTCGCCCTTTTGATATCGGGTACTGGCTCGACCAGCTTTGTATATTTATCATCGACGTTATTACAGCCATGATCGGCTAGCCATTCAATCACTAGTGGGTGATCTACATTGACGGCATTCTTTCGCCCGCCTAGTTCTACCCGTGCGGCTGCAAGCCTACCGCGAACCACAAGCTGCCATAGCACTGCTACTTTCACACCACCAAGCCGGGCAAGGTTTGATTGACTAACCACCCTCATCATGTCATCACCGATTTTATCATTTATTTTTTTGTCAACATTTTCAAAAAGTGCTTAAATGTTGACCATTGTTGTTACATGCCTGATTTCCTAATACAACTCAATAACTTACAACATTTTTCGAGCGGGAAAATCGATCAAATCAGAAT